CAGCAAGCGGGCGGGCGTTGGAATCGACAAGGCGAACGTGCACTGGTGGTTCAGCGGCACGCAGAACCGCATGACAGGCACCAAACGCGGACGTGTTGGCGGGAAGCGTGGCCGCGGTGGATGGAAAGGCAAATCCGTGCGACTGGACACCGGAGGCAAAAAGGCAAACCGCGGACGTATGCCAGCACAGGCACGTCCCATCATGGTGACGCTGTCGGGGTACAGCGGAAACATCCGCGAGATTATCCGCGTGTACGTTTCCGAGGGCATCACAATTGAGGGGAACCGAAACAAGTGATTACCGGCATCCTGAATCTGTTGATCAACACCGCAGCCATCAGCAACCTGATTGGCAGTCGGTGTTACGTCAACAAAGCACCGCAGAAAGCGGCGTTGCCGTATGTCGTGCTGACGCAATTGAACAGCGAGGAATTCCTGAGTCTGGACGCAACCACGAGCACACTCCGGAGCATCGTGATTGACGTGGAGTGCAAGGGCCGCACGTTCCCGGAAACCGAGTCACTCGCAAAGGCTGTAAAGGCACGATTGACGGACTACAGCGGAGCAGCAGGAAGTTTCACGGTCGGGGCGACGATCTTCAATTCCGAAAGCCACGACTACGAGCCTGCAACAGACGGCAGCGACAACGGGGTGTTTGCGATAACGTTGGACTACGACATCATTTTCAATCCATAGGAGAAGTGAGAAATGGCAAAGCTGAAAGTCAAAGGCACGGTGATTGAGCAGGCCAGCGGCACCACCTACACGGCGGTGGCACAGGTCACAGGATTCAGCATCAGCGGGATCGAAACAGAGACCTACGACAGCCGGACACTGGACGGCACGGCGGGCGTTGAATACGACCCGACAGGATACGTCGAAGGCGGGAGCGTGACGTTCGATCTGCTGTATGATCCCGCATTGGGCGGACATCAGGCAATCACCGATCTGGCGGTGGCTGCGCATCTCACGACGAACGGGCTGCCGAACGACGTGAATTGGAAGGTCAAGTTCGCCAACACCGCGAGCACGGAACTGACGTTTGTGTCAAGCGGGATCGGCGTGGACATCACGGGCGATGCAACCGACGGGCTGCGATCGTCGATCACGCTGAAGTGCGACGGGTGCCCTGTATTGCCTACCTGATGAGGTGATTTGATGAAGTGCAGAACAACGCGGGATCTGGGTGCGGTGGATTCGTGGCAAAGCCCGCTGATTGTCGAGTCTGACAGTCGGCGGTTTGTCCCGGTCGGAACGGTCATTGACCAGACGGAGCACCCGGAGACGAATTGCGTGGCACTGGTTCGCAATGGCGAAGCGGTCCCACTGGATGACGAATGCAGGAAGGCGGCTGCGATGACGCAGGCGCAAATTGACGCGGCGGTGCGGGCTCAGTTCAAGCTGCATCAGCCGCAAACAACAGACGATTCAGAGGGGGATGACGATGAGGACAGTGATTGACCCGGCAGCATTTCGGACACCGTTACCAGTCCCACGGGAGGACGTTCCGGTTCCGGAATTCGGCGAGGGCGTGGTGATTCCGGTGTGGGGCATGACGGCACTGGAGCGGACACGGTTCGAACAGTCGATGCAGGGCAAATCCGGACCAGTGGCCGCGCGTGTTCTGGAGATCCGTGAGCGGCTGGTGGTTGCCTGTTGCAAATCCGATGACGGCGTTCCGTTGTTCACCACAGCGGACGTGCAGGCAATCGGACAACAGCGGGCGGACGTGGTTGAGCGAATCGTGAATGCTGCACAGCGGTTGTCAGGATTCACGGCTGCGGACATCGAGACCACCGCAAAAAACTGAAACGTGATCCAGTGAGGCTGACGGCGTATCGGCTAGCCGAAGTCATGGGCTGGTTGGACGTGGATTGCATGCTGGATCACATGACACCGCAGCAATGGCAGGAATGGCAAGCTAAGGACGCAATCGACCCGATTGGCCACAGAGGCACGCATGAGGCTTTAGGGATCTTTGCAGCGATGGTTGCCGGAGCACTGGGAGGCAAGGACGTGACACCAAACAGCGTAATGTGGTGGCGTGGTGAGCAGCAGGAATCGAAGCCTGCCAGCCACGACGTTGCAGCAATGGCACTGCAGGCAATAGGAGCACGACGCCGTGGCTAGTCTCGGAACATTGGCCGTCAACATCGGGGCGAATACCAGACCCCTGAAACAGGGGCTGGACAACGCACTGGGGCAGGCGAAATCGTTTGCGAATGGCGTGTTGCAGACCTTCACAGGAATGCAGTTGAGCAGCCTGTTTTCGGGGGCTGTGCAGCAGGTCAAAGGCATGGCGTTGGGCGTGGTGAATCTGGCCGCGGAGGCGGAAGTTGCGCGGGCCGCGTTTTCAACGTTGCTGATGGACGTGGACAAGGGCTCCAAGTTGTTCAGCGAGTTGGAGAAGTTCGCGGCACGGACCTCGTTCAGCGTTCAATCGGCAGGCGAAGCCGCAACAATGCTGCTGGCGAAGGGTGTCGGCGAAACCGACATCATTCCCACAATGCAGTTGCTGGGCGATCTGGCGATGGGCAATTCCGAGAAGCTGGGCTTTCTCACCAAGGCTTACACGGACGTTCAAGCCAAAGGCAAATTGATGGCGCAGGAGCAAAATCAGTTCGCTGAAAACGGTATCAACCTTTTTGAACTGCTGGCGAAAACGACAGGTAAAAACACCGCTGAATTGATGGCGATGCGTGAGGCCGGACAAATCAGTTTCGGCATGGTCCAGAAGGCACTGATTTCCGCCACAGCGGAAGGCGGCAAGTTTTACGGAGCACTCGAAAAAGCAAATGCGACGTTCACAGGTCAGTGGAATTCATTGATCGAGGGTGTGCAGACGCTGGGGCGCATGTTGGGCGAAATGGTGCTGCCACACCTGACGGCGATGGCCACGAAGGCCAATCAGATCCTTCAGGCGTTTGCGGCAATGCCGGAGAAAGCGAAGTTTTTGGCGGACGTGTTGGTGGCAGCAATCGACGTGGGCATGGCGTATCTGGAGGAGCAGTGGCCAAAACTGATGGGCCGACTGATCACCAGCACCGCAGCCGCGGCGCAACAAGCACTGGATTTGACCAATCCACTGAAGTTGATCGGCAACGCACTGGGCGCAGGAATGAACGCGCAGGGCAGGCCGGGCGGAAGTCCTGCACTGGACGAAGCGCAGGCACGTCTGGCCGGTCTGCTGAAGCAACTTGAGGGCGCAGCAGGTGCGGGCAAAAAGCCGGACGCGCTGAAGGCCGTCGAGGATCAGATTGCGAACGCACCACCGCCGGATCTGGGCAAGGCGTTGGGCACATTTATTGACAAGGCACGCGGCAGCGCACAACCGATTCTGCAGGCCGTGGCGAACGGCATTGAGAAAAAGGTGTTTGCAGGTGCGAACATGATCAACGCATTTTCGGGATTGTTTGGTGGCGAGAAAAAAGAGACTCCGGCAATTCGGGAATCACGAGCAGCAGCAGCCGTTCAAAAGGGATCAGCAGAGGCGTTTGCGGCAATTCGAGCAGCCATTGCGGGGCGTGAGGACGTAGGAGTCAAAGCCACGAAAGAGCAAACCAAAGCATTGGTAAAACCGTTAGTACAATTGGTGGATTTGATTGAGAACGTGCAGCCGTTAAAAATGGTTCCGGCGTTCTTTGGAGGTTAAGTAAGTGACCGTTACAAATTTGGGCGAAGATCCTGCAGGAAGAGCGGCGCGAAACACAAAAGGCGTGCGCACGTATTCGCGGCGGTGGAAGGTATCGACCAGCCTAATCACCGAAAACGAATACCATGTTGGCAGCGCGACAGGACTACCGAAAATTGGCGACACGCACCCGAGCGATTCTTTGGCGTGGTGCGTTGGTCTTGACGTTCAGTGCCCCAATCCGTGGAAAGGCTGGACAGTCACAGCCGAGTATTCCAGCGAATTTCAACTGAGCATCACGCCAACGTCAGACCCGGCAATTATTACATGGGGGACCGAACAGTTTCAAAAACCAGCGGAATATGATAAGGATTTTAATGCAATCACCAACAGTGCAGGCGACAGCTTCGATCCGCCGTATATGATGGACGACAGCAGGCGTGTTGCAACAATTCAAAAAAATGTCAGCGGTTCGCCGATTTGGCTGCTTGATTATCAGGACGCCGTCAACAGTGATGCGTTTAACATTGGCGATGTTGCAATTTTGGCAGGGCAAGCAAAAATGCAATCGGTCTCCATTGGGCCGCCAGAGAGACGCAACAACACTCTGTTTTATCCATTGAGTTTTACAATATCCATTCAGCGGGATAAATGGAAACTGGAGCCGTTAGACATGGGATTTCGTTACAAGGACGGCATCGATCGGAAGGTGATCGTTAATGATGACGGCACAGTACCAACAGCCCCAGTGTTGCTGAATGGCGCGGGGGGTGTCTTGATAAACCCGAGTTCCGCATCGGCGGTGTTTTTGTCATACGACATTTACAAGACCAGAGCTTTTGCAACGCTGCCACTAACATGAACACGCAAGGCTACACACTCGGCGAAAAGGCAATGGGGCAGATTGCGCGGACGGTGCGAGAAGTGTCGCGCCGTGTTCGCAATATGCCGTCACAGCGAGCACGCTACACCGGGCAGCAACTGCGCCGTCAAGCAATCCTGCAATCTGACCTGCTGGCAGCGGTGGATACGCTGACAGACCCGAGCACAGCACAGGCCACCATTCTGCAGGGCAACGGGTCCGGGGATCTGGAGTTGTCCGACATTGTTGTCACCGTCGTGAACCGATTCGAGAACATCTCGATCGACGCCGACACCTATGTAAAAATCGAATGGATCGACGGCGAATGGCAGCCATACGCAGCAGACTGCGGGCCGCAATCCGAATCGTTCTCGTTTGGTTCTGCGAGTGCGTCAGCGGGCGGACCGTCTGCGAGTGCAGGCACCGGAGGGCCGTGAGATGCTGATTGGGTGCGGGTGTCAGTGTGAGCCAGCGACAGCATCCAGCATTGCCAGCGGATCGTCACGCAATCTCAACAGCGTATCACAGGGACTCAGTGAGCAATCGCTTCCGGGTCCGCCGTTGTCCTTCTGCGGAGTCTGCTACAACCTGCCGTCAGAATGGACAGTGACGTTTGAATCATCATGGTTCAAGTTGCTGGGAAATCCGCTGTATTATCACAACTGCCAGAGCAGTCAGGGCGGGACATTCCTGTTGCGTCCATACGGGGCCGCGTCACTTAGTCCGGCGGCTGCACAGTTTTTGAATTTTCAAGACCCCGCGGCGAACGTGTGCACGGTCTGGAAGTCGGATCAGTTGGCGTTGTTCACAGGCAAGAAAAACCAGGACGGCACACCAAACGCAGCCTGCAGAAACAATCAGTTCGGATGGTCGCGAGTAGAACTGGTTTCCTATGCTGTCGAACCGGCGAACACCTGTAGCCAAACAGCGTTCGTGTTGTTTTTTTGGACTGCAGATTTTCCCGGCAGTTACAACAATCCGAATACGATGGAAATGCAGACCGGCATTGCGTGGTCGTGGATTGTACCAGCATTGCCAGAGTGCAACACGCGGAACTGTGTCAGGTGTTGGGGTGCGGATTTCTTTTTTGCTGCGGTCGGAATGCCTGCTTCTCCGGGGGCCTTCATGGCGTGGTCTCCTGATCCTGCAATTACCGATTGGCAAACGGTGGCAGTATGTCCGGCGTGAATTGTATCCATGCTGACCGCGAGGCGGGCGACATGGTGGCGTGCACCTGCCCGAAGTTGCGGCACAGCGGATGGCTGCCGGTGGAATTTTGCGCGACCGAATGCCCGTATCGGAAGGCACCAGATTTCTTCACCGCCACATCAAAGCTATCAGTTCGCGAGTCCCAACCCTACCGCCCCGCCCCGCGTTCCTGCGGCACGTGCGGCACCGTCAAACGGCGAACATCTGCCACCCAGTTCGTCTGGCCGTATTGGCACGGTGGAGCCAGTGGGGACGAACTACGCTGGAGCGTGCGGAGCGTGGAGCGGTTTTTCGATGGGCCCACAAAGATCACAATCGTTGGCGATCGTCCCCCGTGGTACCGTGGGCATGTCATTGAGCAGCCACGAATCGGACCGTGCGCGAACAGGGGATTCCGGGACATGCTGGCGAAGATGCGAACCATGAGCCAGCACCCCGAGATTGATAGCGAATTCGTCTGGATGATGGATGACGTTTACCTGATCAAAGAGACCTCATGGGATGACCTGGACACACCGCGAGCGTATCCGTGGACGCGCGACAACAGCAATCAATGGCAGCGGCGCAAATGGCAGTCGATGGAAGCACTGCGGGCCAGAGGCAGACCGCAGCACGACTACGCAACACACCTGCCGCACACCGTTGAGCGGGCGAAGTTGGCGGAGTTGTTCACTGAGTTTGATTTGGACAACCAGACGCTGTTGTGGGAGGTCCTCTACGGGAATTCCTATCGCGGCAGACCCTACGGGACGCGGGGCTTTTTTGCACGCATTCAGCAGCGTCACACAGTCGAGGACTTGACACGACTGACGGCAGGTTGCCACGTGCTGAATCACCTGCAACAATGCTGGACGCCGGAGATGCGGCAGTTTCTTGCCGGGCTTCTGCCCGACCCGGCATCCAGCGAAACGACAGACAGCGGGTTTGTGCCGTCCTTCCGCAAGGTTGGCAGCGGTCAGCCGCGGAAGGTCAAACGCAGGCCGCGGCATACACACAGGGCAGTGATTGAGGGGGCGAAACAGTGACACCACACATCCTAATCATCCAGAGCGTTTACACTGACCCCGAGCTATCGCGGAGGCGTCTGGCGATTACGCGCACAACGTGCGTTCCGTCATTGGCTGCGCAGACACGGAAGCCCATCGTGCACCTCGCCCAACATCCCGACGACCCGCACGCAGCCGAGCGGCTGGAGCTGATCCGCGGGACTGGCTGCATTGTGCTGGAGGTCTGGCGGGATCAATGGCGGTTGTACGGCGAGAATTACAACCTGCCCGAGGGCCGCAAGGTTGTCAGCAGAATGGATGACGATGATTGTTTGTGCATGGAGTTCTGCGAAGCAACCTATGCGGCTGCTCCTGCCTTCGGTGAGGTGGCGCTATTGTGGCCGAATGGGATCGTGTACTACCGCAGCGGCGCGTACGGATGGAGCCACCGGGGGAACCAGTTTGTGAGCATCGTGACGGACGGAAACAAAAGCCCGCACGATCAGAAACACCACCTGTTCGCGGAGCAGTGGCACTATCGAGTCGTGAGCAATCAACCGGGATGGATCTGGATTCGTCACGGCGACGCGGTCACCCCGACGCTGGGACGGTACAGGCGGAAGCGGTTGAACCGAATTCCGAGTGAGCGCATCCCGATCAACCTGCGAGCGGTTGACAGGGCAATTGCCGAAAGCGGACCCAGTGCACCGGACTACCAGACACACCGCAGCAGACCCGCTACGGGCGTTCTCGCGTTGTCACAGGCGCTGTTGCATGTCACTTGCCCTCCCGCTCCTGAATCACGGTGTCCATGAAATCGGGCAGCGTCCGGTATCGCACCACGATCGCCTTACCCACGATGCCGCGCTCGTCCACTGTCAGCACCTCGATTCCCATGTAATCGGGCGCGTCAACCTCCAAGATGGACTCAGGGTAGTTCGCCAGCAGCAGCGCGTGGTCGTCGTACAGGGCCTCCGCAATCTCTTGCGATTCCTCCAGCGTTGCCACCAGCCTGACTGGCTGGTCCACACCCACGTATTTTGCCACCACCAGAAATTGCATCACTCAGTCCCTCACTCAAATCATCTCACAGAGAAATCCCCGTCAGCCAATCTGACGGGGGAAGGTGTCGTAGGATCAGCCGCCAATCTTCTGCCACTTTGCCAACTGTGCAGCGGTCAGCAGGAACATATTGCCGACTTCGCGATGCCTCCCGTTGCTATTGACCTTGCGGCCTGTCATGTTGCCGCGTGCGTCGCGTCGCGCCTGCAGCAGGCAGACGCCACCATGTGCTCGGCGGTCGTATCCGCTCACGCTCACGCTGTCGGTGTATCCCACGACTGCCACGGTCTGCCAGTTGCTGCCGATTTCTGTTGCTGTGCTCATGATCTCGTTCCCTCAATCTCGTTTGTCGTTTGTCCCGCGTGTCACACTGCGTGACTCGCATGGGTGTAGTATATGGTATCGACACCATGTGTCAACCCCCTGCAGAAAGATTTTCAGAAAATAATTCTGGATTCAGAACAGCACCCCCTGCCGCCCGTCATTGTGGTGCTGTCTGGCGGTGTCGAGATTCCGCAGTGCCTGCTGATAATACTCCGGTTTCAGCTCGCATCCGTAGAACCGCCTGGCGTCCGCAATCTGCTTTCCAGTCTTTGCGGACTTGCCGCCCAGCGAAACAAACCCCTCTGACCCGATGCCGGCAAACGGGCTGAATACGATGTCCCCCGGATTGCTGAACAGCAACACACAACGCCGAATCACCTCCAACTGCAGCGGGCAAATGTGCCGCGTGTCATCGTCCGATTTCGCTGCCGCTGTGTTGAGTGTGTCGGTTTCCTGAATGTCGCTCCAGCAGCCCTCAGCCCACGCAATCCAATCGTTGCGGCTCACCTGCCCCTTCGCGTCAATCGGAACCGCGTTGTCTCCGGGTTTGCGGAACTTGATCAAATAGTCCTGCAACGTCCCCCGCTGCTTGCTTCGATCTGATTCCAACCCGGCAAACTGCAGCTCCCGGCTGCGTGTCCGGATTGCCTGTGCCTGAGGATTCTTTCTCACGCTCCAGTCGTATTCATACACCAGCCCCGCACGCTCGCCGATCCGAATGTTGGTCCCTCGGAAGTCGTGCAACCCAACGCCGCCGGTCCGCTTCATTCGCGGGATCTGACACACGTGGACAATCGCCACCCGCCCAGGCTTGAGCACCCTCGCCAGCCCGGCAAACATGAATCCCAAATGAACCGCAGCTTCGTTGCCCATCGTGTCGACATTGCCCACGTCCGCTTCGCTCGCCGTGTATGCGTACAGACTGGGAAACGGTGGCGAGAACACTGCCATGTCCACGCTGTTCTCCGGCATGTCCTCCAGCATGTGGGGAATGCAGTCGCCGTGATGAATGTGTGCGTCGTTGTCGTTATCGAATACGTTCATTGTTCAACCCCTCGAAAAAGATTTTCCTGCTCCTGTGTGTCTGCCTCAACTCGACTCGCCTTCCTCAACACGTTGTCAACAAATGGTACCTCCAATTCGGTGACTGGAATATGGACGTGTAGCGGTCGCGTTGAACCAATCCGATTCGACCGCTTGACGGCCTGATAGTATTCCTCGTAACTGTCCTTCAATCCACTGAATACCTGCCGCGTGCAAATCTGCAGGTTCAACCCGAACCCCAGAATCTTAGGCTTACTGATTAGTACCTTTGCCCGACCTGCCTTGAAGTCGTCAATCATTTCTTGCCGCTTGTTTTCCGGTGTGCTGCCTGAAATACTGACGGCTTCCGGAAACACTCGCTCCATCCCCTCCTGTTCGTCGTTGTAATGACACCAGATGATCGTTGATTCGTCCGGCCACCCATCGACCAAATCACGAATGAACTGCGGCTTCAGACTTTCGATATTGCCTTTGCCTTTGGCTATCTGCGACAGCTTGCCACGCTGGCCGATGCCGCCCACGGAATTGACCATCAGGCTTCCGGTCAGCTTCTGCGACGCCGTTCGCTGTGCTGCCGTCAGTTCCACGTGCTCGATGTGAACGTGAATCGGTGGCATTGTGCCCACGTTGTCACGCCATCCATACGTTGCCGGATTGCTGAGGAATATAGACCAGTTCGCCAGTGACCGATAAAACGGCTTCAATGCGTGCGGTTTCAGTTCCCAGCGGTTTTGCGTCTCCCCGCGGTTGATGAAATACGTGGCGAGGAATTCATTCACCGTCCTTGCCCGATCGAGAAACACGGCATGATTCGCGAATTCGATTCGGTCGTTCGGTGCTGGTGTTCCGGTTGCGCACAGTTTCCACTGCAGGCCACGGCCCAACTCGATCAGCCGCGTTCCGTATTCGCCGTAGTGGCTTTTGAGCATGGATGATTCGTCGAGAATCAACGCCGTCAGATTGCCCGGCTGCAGCCCCTCACGAATCGCCTCGTAGTTGGTGCACCCGATTGCCTGCCCCTCTGTGCTCAGCCACGATTGCAGCCCAGCGGCTTTAATTGCATCCACTGGCAATCTGTCACCGTACCAGCGACCAGCTTCCTGAATCGTTTGACGCACCACCATCAGCGGAGACACGATCAGCACTCGGCCACCAGTGACCGCGGCTGCATGTCGCGCAAACTCCAGCAGCATCAGAGTCTTGCCAAGACCACAATCGGCAAAGATCGCATAGCGGCGTTTCCGAATTGCCGTCCGCGTGATTGCCTCTTGATAGTCAAACAGATTCACCGCCGGGCTGTATTCCCGCGACTCGCTGCCCTGAATGACAGCCCCGAACGCCGCTGCGTATTCGTCCGGCACGACTGCTGCCGCACCCTCAAATCGGTACATTGGCAATCGCCGCACCGCCAGAAATTTGCGGTAGTCGTTTGCAGACCGCAAATCAAACCAGATCTTCATTTGCACCCCTCGAATAAGAAACTATCTGCCACCTTCACCGACACGGTTCATCGTGTCCTCCGAATCTGAAACGTATTGTCACTCAACCTCTTCGCTCTGAACCGCAAACTGTGCTTAAAATTCCGCTGCACCCTCCGCACGTCCCGCAGCTCAACGTCGCACACATTGCAAACACAATCGACACCCATCCGGCGAATCATTCCGACGATTCGCAGATACTGTTCTTGGCGGTGGATAACACACCGGCAAC